AGGTTATCTATGGCAGCAGGTGAGCTGAAGGATAAGATATCAGATGCTAATGAGGCAGTGAATGTATTTGCTACCGGCTCAAAGTTTGAGCAGGTATCTAATGGATTTAATGGTATCAAAGATAGTATAATGAGCCTTGACTTTGAAGAGGCTGCAACTAAAGCTAAGACCTTTGCCACCACTTTATCTACAGTAAACCCAGCATCTATTATTTCAGGGATGGGTAGTTTTGTAAAGATGCTAGGTACATTAGGTACAGCCTTTATAAAGTTAGGGGTGCAGATATTAATGAATCCTTTATTTTTGATAACAGTAGCAGTGGTAGCTATTATAGCAGCCATTGGATTCTTCTTAGATAAGATTGGGGTGCTACAGATAGCCTTAGATTATTTAATGATGCCTATTAATGCAGCTATAGATGGCCTTAAAATGCTAGGAGATTTCTTAGGGATAACTGATTATGAAGGAGAAGAGAGGAGAAATAAAGAAGCTGCAAGGGCTAAAGCAGCAGAAGCAGAGGTAGCATCTATAATGGCTCTCCATGAGAAACAAAAGAAACAGAAACAAAAAGCATTTGATGCTCAAGACTTAGCAGCAGGTAGAGAGATAGAGCTATTAAAAGCAAACGGTAAAGAAACTTATCACCTAGAAGTAGCGAGATTACAAGCTACTATTAGTCACCAAAAGGGACTAGTTTCATCTACTTATTTGCAGTATCAAAAAGTAGCAGCTGTACAGGCTGAAAGGGTAGAATTATTGAAGCTGGCTAGACAACAACATTATGATTTATTTGTAAAAACAGGCCTGCAAAAAGAGTTAGATGGTTTACTAGCAAACACTAATAAAATATCCCTTGAAAATGCAGCAGCTACTACTGCTATGGGAGACGCTGAACAAGCTCTAGCAGTATTAAAAGCTACCCATAGACAAGAGGGTTTAAAAGATGCTGCCAAAGATAAAAAGGATATTAAAGATAAAACAACAAATCTGATAGATCACGAGGCTAATGCTTTAGAGATACAAAGAAAAACAAGAGCTCAAAATATATCTTTAATGAAAGAAGGTATAGACAAAGAGATTGCTATGCTCAATGATAAGTATCTTATTCAACGAGAGGACTTAATAAAAAATACTAAATATAGTGCAGCAGAGAAAGCAAAAATACAAGCGGTATATGATACTCAGGAGACAATAGATAAGGAAGCTAAGCGAGAAGCTAATAGAATACTAGTAGAGAAAAATGCTAAGGAAAGTGAGGTAGGGCTAATAGCTTTGAGACTTGAATCTATGGTAGAGGGTGAGGCTAAAGAGTTAGCTGTGCAAGCTGATAAGTATAAGAAGTTAAGAGAGGCAGCCATAGCAGATACTAAGCTAACAGCTGATCAGTTACAGGAAAAGCTAGATATATACACTGCCCTAGAAATTGCTGAGGATGCTAAGAGAGCTAAGACTAAAAGTGATGCAGCAGCTGCTTTATATTTTGAGATTACAGCCACTGAGGATCAGAAAAAGATAGCAGAGTTAAATGCTAAGTATGCTGAAGAGCAGGCACTGGCTAATGGCAACCAGGTGATACTACAGAAGCTATATGAAGATCATGAAACTGCATTAACTAGAATAGAGAAAGATGCATCTCAGAAGAGGATAGCAGATGCAGCAGCTGAAAGAGATGCTAAGCTAAGCCTAGCTAATGATATCACTAAGGGTATTACTGAGATAGGAGGTATGCTAATTAAAGACCAGGAGAAGCTAGCTAAGTTTAATAAGGCAAGTGCATTAGTGCAGATAGGTATAGATACTGCTAAGGCTATTAGTGCTTTGGTAGCAGCATCACAAAGTAACCCATTGAATGCTATCTCAGCAGGTACTGCAGGTATTGCACAATTTGCATCAGGTATTATACAGATAGCTACTAACATAGCTAAGGCCAAGCAATTATTAACATCCCCAGCTACAGCTGTATCAGGTGGTGGTGGAGGCGGTGGAGGCGGTGGTGCATCAGGTGGAGGCGGTGGTAATACTGCTAGTATGTTACCTCAATCTGCTTCATTATTTGGGCAGGGTAACAATTCTAATACAGTAAGTGCAGGAGGTGTGAGCAGTTCTAGTGGTGGTGGTAATATGATGGTAACAGCTGTGGTTAGTGAAACTCAGATAACCAATGTACAGAAAAAAATAAACATGATCAATAAAAATGCAGAATTATGAACAGTCTACAAGCAATAATTAACCACATCACAGCATTCTATACAGCACATAAGCAAGTATTTAAAGTGGGTAGTGATTTCAAAGAACAGTTATATAACTTTGCTACTCAAAATGAGAAGTATCCTCTGGTGTATATCGTGCCTAGTGGGGTAATACCTACAGAAAATACTACTGAGTTTACCTTTGATATCTATTGCTATGATATAATTCAAAAAGATAGGGCTAACATCATCACTATTCTTAGTGACACTCAGCAGATCCTTAATGATTTATACATCTACTATATGGATAGTACTGACTACAGCTTTGATGTGGTAGGAGTGCCTACCTTCTCACCCCTTAACAATGATCTACTAGATTATGCTGCAGGGTATCAGATGAGTATTACACTTACAGTTAATGACTGGACTGACTGTGCTGTGCCGATTTAAACAAATCACTTTAATAATATAATATAGTTATGGGATGGTGGGGTAATTGGAGGCTAACAGCTCCTGCACATATAGGCGACTTACAGCCAACTGATTTACTAGACTGCACCTCTATCATAGGTGGGGTGGAAGTTAATAACACAATTACAGGTGCTCAGATAATAGCAGGTGCTAGTGGGGGTGGTGCTGTATGGGGAGGTATTACAGGTGTGTTAGCTACTCAAACTGATTTGCAAACTGCATTGAATGCTAAGCAGGATACTCTAGTATCAGGCACTAACATAAAGACAATTAATTCTACCTCATTGCTAGGTAGTGGTAACGTGACCATCGGGCCTAAGTTATTAGGGTATAGTGGCATACTAGGAACTCCTACCACAGGTGGAGCTGTCACTATTTGTCACTCACTATTAATATCTGCTAATACTTTTAACAGCAATAACATTCTGCAGTTAGTGTTTAGGATGCATAGACAGTCAGGTAACTTAGGGCAAATGTATGGTAGAATATACTCTAACACTACTAATAGTTTAACAGGTGCCACTTTGATTAGCAGTATATTTACTATGAATGGTGGAGGCACTGCTTACTTAGGATATTGTGAACGTAACTATAGCTATGATGGAACTAGTCTTAGAACAATGGTAGGTACTACACAATCGGAGTATACTGTAGGAGCTATACAAACTACCACATTCAATAGAACAAGCAACCAATATATTCTATTTACTATGCAATGTCAGAATATAGCTGATGTAGCAAATGTAGATTTATTTAAAGTTTTTGCTTATGTTTGAAATTAACGGAATAGAGTACACAATCACAGGGCCTGTTGAGATTATTAGTGATACTCAGATTCACATAGAAACTGACAAAGGCATCATTCTAATAGATAATACATTAGACATTTATAAAGATTTAAGAGATGGCATACGCTAAAAATGGTATATTCAATGTGCTCTATCCTACTCGTAGGAAGATGGCTAACATACTTAAGAGAATAGTAAGAGATGATATTTCTAATCCTACAGGTAGTACACTAGTAGATTCAATAAGGATTAATGCTCAGATAGTAAACATGGAGAGATTAGAGATAGAGATAATAGCAATGTATTACTTTATCTTTTTAAATAATGGGGTGCCTCAAACTGCTAATGCTTATGGTCCTAATGATGGTCAAATAGCTCCTAGAGAATTTGTAGATAGGTTTACTATGGAGATGCAAATTTCAGGTATAACAGGTGAAATATACCAACAGTACTTTGAGTGGCTTACTAAGAACTACCCTATGAATCAATGGGAGCCTGTAATGAAAGAGAATCAAAAGTTAGTATACACTTTCTATGCATTAGATCCTCCTGCTGATTTTGTATCAGGTTACCCTTTAAATGTCTAGCTCTTTTTTCATGCCTAACATATTGAATACATAGGTAAGGGGTAGAGCTCCTACAGCTTCACTCTTTGTGATGTCGTTATTTGTGAGCCCGTATATCATCCTCTCCCAGCTCCACTTACTATTTTTTTTCTCATCCTCCTCCTCTGCTTTCTCTTCAGGTGTTAGCTTTGCTTTCTCCTCATCACTTAGCTCCTCATCCTGCTCACCAAATAGATTAGCATATACCTTTAGAAAATTATCCCTAAACTTTAGAAACTCATTAATAAGACCATAGACATCAGTGATAGGCAGATCTAAGAACAGTTCAGCTCTAGTATTGATATCATACTCATAAGGCTCTAAGATTACCTCATCCCATTCATTGAGCTTAGACTTCCTAAACAGGATAGCACATATCTTATCTATATTAAAAACATAATTCTCAGTAAAGTAATAGTCTAGATCTATATACTCAAATAGGCACAGCTTCGCTAATGGTTTGATTTGCATCCCTAAGAGCTCATGCTTATATTTAGTAGATGGTTGTGATAGGGCCCACTTAAACTTAGAGACAATCTTAGTGCACTCATCTATATCCATATCATCTATATCCTCACCTGTAAGAATATACAGCACCTCACTATTATAATACCAGGCCCCTAAGCTCTTATCTATTTTAGCTATCTCTATAAACTGCTCTACAGTTACATCACTCCACTGCTTCGGCAGGGCTATCTGTAGGGGTGTCTGATCCAGCATCTACTTGATGATTAATTTTGGTTGCAATAAACATAAGATAAGGAATGGCTATATTAGCTTTAAGTTTTTTAAACAGATTAGCCTTATGCTTGATGTGTGCATCTGCATAGTGTTCAGCAGGTGTAAGATCATCACGCTTAAACATAATAGCTGCTATCTCAGATACGTATCCCTTAGGTTTATTAATGGCTATCTTCTCAATGAGTTTAGTATCTCGCACTGTTAGCTTCATTTTAGCTGTATAGTTATACCCATCTACCTCTAAGGTCTCGATGGTAGGATACTCTATCTTAGGTGATGAGTTAAATTCTTTGACAAGATCAATAAAATCTGCTACATCATAATCAAAAAACTCCTTCTCAGGTATGCCTAAGCTAGCAAATATCTGCAGATGCCTATCTATAGGATCTATCTCTTTGTTATTGCTAAGCTCAGTTATATTTTCAAACTGCTCGATGGTTAGCTCATCTAATCTGTTAGGGATCTCCCTACCTAAAATAGTTATCATAGTTAATTTTTTTACAAATATACAAATAATATAATATAGGTATGGCAAAAGATAATTTACCTATTTACAAAATTACTATAGATCCTGAATACTCTGAAAATGGGGAGGATTTAGGGATAGAACAAATAGCTTTTACATCCACTCCTGCTATCAAAGTAATGGGTATGGCTTTCAATTCTCAGGTTAAGCAAATGATATTTAAAGATAATGTTAAGTATCGTATTGTAGCACCTGCTCTTATACCTATGGAGATCTATCGTAAAGATGATGAGGATGGCAAAGAGTACTATGTTAAGTTTACTAAGGAAGAGATAGAGAAGATCCATTCTAAGTTTATGAAGGATATGTCTAATAAAGACTTATTCAATTTAGAGCATGATACTACTGAGAAAGTGCCAGCATATATTTTGGAAGCCTGGATTGTAGACAACCCTACTAAAGATAAAGCATATTCTAGTTTTGGTATAGAAGTACCTACAGGTACACTAATGGTAACAGCACAGGTAACTGATGTAGAGTACTATAACCATCTAGTAGATAATGATCAGGTAGGATTCTCAATAGAGGGATACTTAGGTATGAAATTAAAAGAGGTAACACAATTAAAAACAGATATAAATATGAACAAATTACCTGATGGAGAGCACACTATTGAGGGTAAAATCTATGTCGTAGTAGACGGTGAGATTACTGAGATACGTGATGCTGAAGTAGTGGAGGCCTCAGAAGAGGTAGCCCTAGAAGATACAGTAGTAGAAGAGGAGGAAGTAGTAGAAGAGACTATGGCTGTAGATCCTGTATTAGATGCTGAGGCAATACTAGCAATAGTTAAGCCTGCATTAGATGCAGAAGTTAATAATTTAGTAGCTATGATAGCAGATCTTAAAGCACAATTAGAAGATGCTATGGCTGTTGATAGTGAAGAGGATGTGGTAGAAGAGGTTGTAGCTTTGAGTGTACAACAAAGACTAAGTAAATTCAATCAATTTAATAATAACAAATAAAAAAAACAAAATGAGAAAATTAAGATTTGACTTAAACAATGGTGCAGGTGCTACACTTACACCCAACGCAGAGAGCTTCTATGCTCAGGCTTACCTAGGATCATCAGACATCGTAGATAACTTTCGTACTTTACCAGGTGTAAAGTTTGAGGTTAAAATCGGTACTGTAACTTTTGGAGACATTTTACAACCATCTACCTGTGCTTTCACTGCACCAACTGATGAGCTTACAGCTAAATTAATGAGTGTATGTGCTTTGTCTTCAATGGCTCAAATTTGTCAGTTTGACTTAGAGCAGTCTTTTGTATCTTTACAAATGGCAGCAGGTTCAAACGGAGATTTCTCTGTAGCTAACTTTATGAACTTCTACTGGAGTGAGATGGCTAACTCTATCAATGGATCTATTGAGACTTTGAGATGGCAAGGTGATGCTTCTCTACCAAGTGGCCCACTTTCTTTATGTGATGGTTATGAGGTAGCTCTTACTGCAGGTTTAACTGATCCAACTGATACAGTTATCAATGGTGGTACAGGTGCAATTCTTACTTTTGCTACTTTGTTGACTAAATTAGATGCTGCTTACGCTTTAGTACCTGCTTCTATTGCTTCCCGTACTGCTGATTTACGTTTCTATTTACCAACACAATTAGTAAACATCTATCGTAGAGGTGTTGCTGCAGGTAACACTCAAGCATTCATTACTCAAGATTTAGCTCTTACTTACTTAGGTATCAAAATAGTTCTTTGTCCAGGTATGTCAAACAACACTTTTGTAATGACGTTAAAAGACAATCTTTGTTATCTTTTTGATGGTGAAGGTGATCCATCTGATCTTCGTGCAGTGAACTTAGCTGATACAGTAGCTGAGCCTTACATCCGTACACGTGCTAATATGAAAATTGGCTTTAACTATGTGAATGGTAAAGATATCGTTTTCTATTCTTAATATTAATTCATAGAGGGGGGCAACCCCCTTTATATAAAACTTAAACACATGCCAGTATGTACGGCCCTCGAGGGCATTCAAAAAAGTTGCGATAATAATAGTGGTGGTATCTATCAAGTATGGTTTATCCCTCAGGATAACATTGATGTAGTAACAACAAACACAGTTTTCCCTGACTATGAGGTAACAGCTATTACAGTTACACCACTACTAACAACTTTTGAAAGTTATTTCATTCGCAGAAATACATCAAACTATACAGAAGAGCAGGCTGCTGATCTAATCAATGGCTCTACTTTTGTAACACAAACTATCAACCTAATGTTTCACCGTCGTGAAGCTGCTAAGTCCAATGCTCTTAAAATACTTGCTTCAGGGCAGCAATACCTTGCAGCTGTAGTATTAGATGCTAATGGCAAATATTGGTACTTCCCATACATGCAACTTACTGCTACAGGTGAAGGATCAGGTACAGCTAGAGCTGATGGTTCTAAATATTCTGTTACTATGGTAGCTGAAAATGAGTTCTTAGCACTAGAAGTTAATTTAGCTAATCCTGCTGCTTACGCTGCTTTAGGTTTAGTATAATCTATTGCCTCTCTAAAATTAGCCCTGCATATTGTGGGGCTTTTTTTATTTCTAAACATTTGCCTTACATCATATAATATAGTTATGATATACATTGAGCAGGGAGTGATTAATCAAATAGTGCTAACCTTAACAGAGGTAACAACTGTACCCACCCCTCACTATCTATTCGCTTTCACTAATGAAATGAATACTACTTCTAGCACTCAGCTATTTACTACTGCAGATACTAGCTTATGGCCTGAACGGTACAATCTTTTTGTACTTAATGAGCCTGTAGATATCACATTATTACAAGGGCAGTTTATTTACCAAGTTTATCAGAGTTCAGTACCATACGTTTTACCTTTAACCATTGCACAATCAACAGGTGTAGTGATAGAGGAAGGTAGAATGGTGGTAAGTGGGCCTGTAGGAACTTCAATATACGATTAATTATGGCATGGTATAACAACTTTTTTAAGACAGCAAACACTGCACCTGAGGTAGTAGAGGGATATCAATCCTTTAGCACCCCATTTATGCCTGTGGGCCCTGGCAATCTTACACTACCTTATGTAGATAGCAGATATTCTGCTAACATGTGGATTAATTTTGGGGCTGATAATCTCTACCCTAGTCTACTTAATCAAATGTACTACGCTAGCCCCTTACATGGTGCCATTGTGGACTTCAAAACTAATGCAGTGATAGGTGGTGGCTTTGCCCTTAAGACTGATTTGCTTACTACTGTAGAAAAATTAGAGCTTTATACTTTTGAAAGGAAAATTAATCTTAAGCATATAGTAAAGGCTGTCACTAAGCAGCTCATCATCCACAATAGGGTGTATTTTAAGATATGCTATGGCCAAGGTAAAAAGATAACTAGGATAGAGAATGTATCACCTGAGAAGGTGCGAGTAAGTGCTGATAAGAGAATGTATTTTATTTGTGATGACTGGTCCAGGAGGATAGGCATCCAAGAGATTAAGCCATACCATATAGCAAATACAGATTATGAGCAGTTATACTGCTATGAGATTAAGTCTATAGGCCAGGACCACTATTCTCTACCCCAGTACAGCTCCTGTCTAAATTTTGCATTTTTGAGTGGCGAGCTTTCGTACTTTGCTAAGTCTAATATCCAAAACTCTATTTTTCCATCTTTTGCTATGATGTTTCCCAAGAGACCACAGTCTGAGGAGGAGAAGCATATGATTAAAGAAACTATAGATCGTATGAAAGGGGCTGCTAATGCAGGTAAAGCTGTGGCATTCTTTGCTAATAGCCAGGATCAGTTACCTAAGATAGAAGCTATGCCTACTAATGGCAATGATAAACTATTCCAAGAGGCATCACAGCTTAATACAGAACAGATTTGCTTTGCTCACACAATAGATCCTATCTTAATGGGTGTACGTACTACAGGAAGCCTTGGAGGTGGTGCAGATATTAAGCAGGCATACGTGATCTTTGAGAAAAATGTAGTAATGGAGCTTAGAAGCTGTGTTCAGCATATCTTCAATGAGCTACTAACCATTGCAAAAATACCTGCGGAGTTTACTATCAATAATTTCCAAGTAATTAATGAGAATATCGTAGAGCTAGAAGGTGATACATCTAAGACTAATGATGCACTTAACAGCCTTAGCCCATTGGTAGCTACTAAAGTACTTGAGACAATGACAATTAATGAGGTGAGAGCCTTAGCATCCCTTCCTCCTATTGATGGTGGTGATGTAACACAAAGTGCAGCAGCTGCTGCTATAGTAGCAACCCCTATAACACCCATTGTATAATGCTATATTTCATAACTGAAACTTATCTAAAAGTTAATACACCTATTACAGCTAATGTAGACGTAACAGATGTAACACCATACATAGCTACTCAGGCAGCACTAAGAGTACAGCCTATTTTAGGCACTACTTTCTATAACTATATGCT